GACAGCATCTAGGGAGCAGAGCCAGTGGTTATATTCGCCGTAGAAACGGGTAGCGTGACTGGCACTTATAATTGCGTAGTTTAGCCCTTGTAGCCCAGTGGTAGAGGCACACGACTTAAAATCGTGACAGCGTTGGTTCGAATCCAACCAGGGGCACTACAATTAAATACTTTGGTCTGTAGTTCAGTTGGTAGAACACTCGACTGTTAATCGAGATGTCGCAGGATCGAGACCTGCCAGACCAGCCATGATACAATTTAGTGTGGAGTTAATATGTCAATAAACAAAATAGTAATTGTTGGCGGTGGATCTGCTGGATGGATGTCAGCAGCAACACTAATAAAAGCATTTCCAGATAAAGACATAAGTGTAATAGAATCTAAACATGTTCCAATTATAGGTGTTGGAGAGTCTACATTGGGTCAGATTAAACGCTGGACAGATTTTATAGGATTACAAGATAAAGATTTTTTAAAGGCTACAGATGCTACATATAAATTAAGCATAAAATTTACTGATTTTTATAAAAAAGATTCTGGCGGATTTCATTATCCATTTGGAACCCCAATGGTATATAAAAATAGAAATCCATTTTACGATTGGCATATTAAAAAATATATATCTCCAGAGACACCAGTTACAGATTTTGTAGAATGTTTATTTCCAGCAGCAGCATTATTTGCAAAAAATAAATACTCTGAAAATCTTAATAATGAGTTCGATAATTTTGATACTAAGAGGGCTGTTGCATATCATTTTAATGCTGTTAAGTTTGGGCAGTGGCTTAAGGATTTTGTATGTTTGCCAAATGGAGTAAAACATATTGAAGCAACTGTTACTAATGTTATTAAAGATGATGAGGCAGGAATTAAATATCTTGAATTAGATAATAACGAAATTGTTAATGCAGATTTGTTTGTAGATTGCACAGGCTTTAAAAGTCTGTTACTTGGTGAAACTTTAAATGAACCATATATTTCTTTTCAACATTTAATTCCAAATAACGGTGCTTGGGCTGCACAGGTGCCGTACAAGGATAAAGAAAAAGAAATGGAATCCTATACAAACTGTACAGCCCTTGGAAATGGATGGTGCTGGAATACCCCACTATATTCTAGATTAGGAACTGGATATGTCCATTCAACAAAATTTATTACAAAAGAACAGGCGCTAGATGAGTTTAAGCAATACCTAATGTCAGATAAAATGATAATTCCTAGAACTAAAGAAGAAGTCGAAGATTTAAAGTTTAGATACATTGACATGAAAATTGGTATTCACGAGAGAACATTTGTAAAAAATGTAGTAGCAATAGGAATGGCTGCTGGTTTTATTGAGCCACTAGAATCTAACGGCTTATATACAGTACATGAATTTTTGTTTAAGTTAATAGATATATTACAAAGAGATAATATAAGTCAGTTTGATCGAAACATGTATAATCAATCAACTAAGTCTATATATCAAGGATTTGCTAAATTTGTATCCTTACATTATTTATTGTCTCACAGAGATGATACAGAATATTGGAGAAGCATTAAAAATGGAACCACAATAGATGTGGAAAATGAAATGCTAACTTCTTTATTTGATAAAGAAGATCCTTTTAATGATTTAGTTCAAAGATATATGACAAAACAGGAGCACCCTTTCGGTCCTGCTGGAATAACATACATAGCCACTGGAATGAACTTAAACATGATGAATATTGCTAGGGCAAAAGCGGATTACTTTGGAACAGGAATACCGCTAGGACATTCGGCCTTTCAATTTAATTCAATCTGGGAAGAAAGAAAGCAAAAATGGAAGAATAATGCAATTAATGCACCGTCCTTATATGAGTATTTAAAAAATAATTATTTTGACGGAGAAGAATAAGTATGATAGTATATTTATTGTTGGTCCGTTAGTTCAGTTGGTTAGAACGCTACCCTGTCACGGTAGAGGTCGTCGGTTCAAGTCCGATACGGATCGCTAGAGCCTGGTGTATCCGTTATTGGTGTATAATGATTGTATGCAACAAAATAATTATTTGGTAAATGAGTGTGTCCCTCACCTACTTACATATAATAGAAGTGGGATGCATTTTTTTGATGATAATCTATATGAAATAGAAAAAATTCATTTTACTCAATCACACCTTATAGAACAACTATTTGATGAAAACAACAATAAGAAAAGAGTGATAGTAACAATAGCAAGAGAGCCGACTGGAAGTATTCCTTCTTATATAGCACATCTTGGTAATTATTATTTAGAAAATGCTATCGATTTTGGAATTAGAGAAAAAATAACAGAGTATATACTAATGTATTCTTTCTTATGTGAACATGCAGACTATGTCATAGATTTTAATGATCTCATAAAATATCCAAAAATTGTAATTAAAAAATTATTAGAGTTATTAAATATAGATAAAGATAAATATGTTTATTTTGAAAGAGACATTATACCTAGAAGTGAACACTATATTCCATCAAGCAAGTCGTTACCAAACTATAAAGAAAATCTGTTAGATGGCTATAATCTTGATTTATGTTATTATTACTATCATAAACTTTTAGAAAAGAAAATTATAATTTAGTTTTATTTGTAACTTTACAAAACTACTGAATCAATGTATAATGGTAATATGTCTACCAATCATGGCACTATCGTCTATCGGATAGGACATCGCCCTTTCACGGCGGAAAGACGGGTTCGATTCCCGTTAGTGCTACCAGTTTGGTATAATAGAATGACTACTAGTAGAAAGAAGAGCAAATGAGAACTATCGGAGATAAGTTAGAGCCGTTTCGTATCATTGGAGTAAAACCAGGTAGACTGGATGCTTCTGATGATGTATTTGAAGTATTGGATGAAAAATCATTTCCAGGAAAATGGAAGGTAATTGTATATTATCCAAAGGATTTTACATTTGTATGCCCGACAGAAATTGTGGCATATGATAAATTAGTTAACGATTTTAATGATCGTGACGCAGTATTGTTAACAGGATCAACAGATAACGAGTTCTGTAAAATTGCATGGCGTAACGCACATGAAGATTTAAAAAAGACTAATTCTTGGTCTTTTGCAGATCAAATTCGTGAATGGTCTTGGGCAGAAGATGAAGGCTATACTGGACTTGCAAACCAATTAGGGATCTTAAATAAAGATGGTGTTGCACTTCGTGCTACCTTTATTGTTGATCCAGATAATGTTATTCAACATGTAACTGTAAATAATCTTAATGTAGGTCGTAGTCCAGAAGAAACTCTTCGTGTACTTGATGCCTTGCAAACAGGAGAACTTTGTGCCTGCAATAGAAGCCTTGGTGGAGAAACACTGTGAGTTGGGTAGATGAAGTAAAGGAACTTGTTCCTGAGTATGCTAAAGACATTAAGTTAAATCTTGATGCTGTGATCAATAGAAGTACTTTTGATTACGATTACTCTTCATCCCTTGCACTTGCAGCAGCCCTTGCAACAGGTAATCAGGACATTGTCGCTATGGTTTCTGATGGTGTTACAGATGAGGTAGAAAAAAATGCAGCCTTTACAGCAGCAGCCTTGATGGCACAGAACAATGTATGGTATCCATATACTGAGATGGCAGATGATCCAAATCTAACTGGATTACCAGCACAACTTAGAATGAATGCTATTGCATCTCATGGCGGTACAACTAAGGCGAAGTTTGAGTCGTATGCGCTTATTGCATCTATTATTGGAAAATGTCATTTCTGTGTAAAGGCTCATTATGAAACCTTAAAACAAGAAGGATATACAACTGAACAACTTCGTGATATCGGAAGAATTGCTGCAACAATTAATGCTATCGCCAAGGTTGTCGTAGCGTAATGGTTGCCTCCTTAACTCAGGGGTAGAGTACTCGCCTTGTAAGCGAGATGTCGTAGGTTCAAATCCTACAGGAGGCTCTGATATGATTAACAATATGAGTAAAGAGATACATCTTATTACATATCCTAGATGTGGATCAACTTATCTTTCTAAATTATTAAGTGACAGTTTTCAAAAAGAAATTTATAGAAGACATCTTAATGGAACAAAGAAGATGGATCCCGAATATAGTAAAGATAACGATTATTATAATGATGCAGGATCAAAATCTTTTAAAGAAAACAATTATGCAATTACCGTATTAAGAAATCCTGTAGACTCTATCTCATCTTTATGTTCTATGGAAAATTTTTATAATAAAAATATTGATATTGATTTTAATATTAAACAATATACTGAATATTATATTTATTTTTTTAAAGATATTTTAAAAATTGTAGATTTAATGATAGATTTTAATGATATCAATATACATAAAGATAATATTTTAAAATATGTAGGTGATAAAACTAATAATAGTATTATAAATAAAAATTATTCACCAGATATATCAGATCTTTCAGATCATCAATTTTTAAAATCTTCTAAAATAAATAAAAACTATGAATGCATTAAAGAAAAGGTTAAAAATAATGACTTAACTGAATGCTTTAACGTTTATAATAGTTTGATAACAGAATGCAAAAAATTTTAAATAGTTTAAAAACTATTTTTTATCTTTGTTATACTCGCCGTATTTTCCAAGAACAGCCTTTACAGTACCATCTTTACGAAGACGAACGATCATTCCATCTTTAATTTGTATAGGGTTAAACTTATCGTGTCTTTTAAATTTACCAGATGACATTATTTTTGCTTTCTTTCAAAGGCAGAGCCTTCCCAAAATATCTTTTCTACTGGTATACAATTAGGAACCATTTTTCCATCTTGTTCTTTCATTCCTCTTTGTACGTATCCTTCCCAGCATGGGTTATCAGCCTTTATATTGCCCTCAGAGCGGTTTATAGCATAGATCTGTGCTGCAGCCTCAGAACGAGTCTTATGGCATCCCATAACCTCTCCTGTGTCCTTCATAGCGGGGTATCCAGAGCATCCTCCAGAACCTTTAGCACCTACATGATACGGCATAATAAATAGTATACCATATTCTTATGGTAAAATAGATATATGGAACAAACACTGACATCAGAGCAACAGGCAGAAATTCTTATTAATAAAATTATGCAAATAACAAAAGATAGGATTGTATCTATACTACAGCCAGAGTTTGATAAAATATCGGATGGACACTATCATTTTGATAAAGCACTAGCAGATGCTATTATTACTGATATTAAAAATGCTTAAAAAAATAATACAACCTTTAGGATATGATCAAGAAGTTTTATTCAAAACTAATGAAATTGAAAAGGCAATTCCTATATCCCAAAATCAATTAAACGATGCAAAACTCTTTACTTCAAAATATGAGTACGCAAAAACTTTAAATAAAAATATATCTTATTTAGAGATTGGAGTTGGTTGGGGATACTCTGCTCAAATGTTTATAGATACAACTAATGCTAAAAGTGCTGACCTTGTAGATGTTTATAATAATTGCGACGGTGTTGTTGCAGCGGGAGGACCTGCGCCCAAAGATAGTTTACTAACACATGAGGAGTATATAAAGTCTAAATTTTCTTATCATCCTAATGTTAATATTATAAAAGGAGACGCAAGAGACATAGCACCTACCTTAAATAAAAAATATGATTTAATATTATTAGATATGGAAAGAGAAAGATTTTTTATAAGAAATCTTTTATCAATTTGTTCCAAAATAACTAATGTAGATGGAATTATAGGATTAACCTCTTATATAATTTATGATGGTATTTTTTATAATGAGTTGCGCCATGAGCAAGTAGGCGTATTTCAAAGTGTAAATGAATTTTTACACTTAAATAAAAATTGGTCTGTTGATGCTATGGTGTTAAATGATCTTGGGTATCATGACATATATATTAAAAGAAAATCATAATAAAAGAGCAGTTTAGCCACATGCTCAGGTGGTCTTTTACTTACTTGATTTTGATAGTTTTTGGTTTCTTTTCTTCGGGAATGTTTCTTTCCACAAAGACGCTAAGAATACCGTCTGCCATTTCAGCACGATCTACCTCCATATACTCTCCAAGAGCAAAGGTGCGTGTGAATTTTCTGGTTGCGATACCCTTATGAAGTACCTCAGAAGAGGACTCTTCGGCTTTCTCACCCTTGATAACTAGACTTCCATTATCCACAGAAACCTCTACCTCGTCCTTGCTAAATCCAGCAACAGCCAAAGATAGTTTGTAAGTATCCTCATCTAACTTTACCAAATCATATGGTGGAAAAGATTGACGAGTTGCCTCACGATGGATATTTGAAAGACGGTCCAACTCTCTGTTGAAACCAATAAAAAATGGATCCTTAAATAGATCCAATGCAAATGAACTTACCATTATTCCTCCTTGTTAAGCGAGTTCGTTTATACCCCCCTTTGGGCAGGTACATATAAATTATAGCATAATAAAACAGGGATGTCAATTACCCATCCCTGTTCTAAACCAAATACTATTAAAGCATTTGTGATGGCTTACCGCCACCGCCAGACTTCTTTTTTACAGTAGCCTTTTTCTTCTTTGCAGGAGCCTTTACTGAAATGTTTTCTAAAGCATCCTGTAATGCTTTGAGTGCAGGCATTCTGCCAAATGCGGTATCGTTTGGATTGAGTGCTCTCAATGCAACTGGTGCAATAGCAGCCACCAGCGAGTACGCAAGTGTCTTAGGATCTGTAACCCCAGACATATAGAGTGCAAGTGCAGCACCTAGAACTGATCGTCCGTATGATGCAAGCATTGCTTTGTTTTGTTCACTAAGTTT